CGAGGAATTTACTTCTGTCCATTTTATAAAAATACAAATGAATTTTTATGTGGAAAAATCAAAAAAAACTCTTTGATTTTACAGGAAAAGTTCGTATATTATAATAATTTAATATCTGAATGGTGGAAACCAAAGGCAGAAAAAAGATTTAATAAACTAAAATCTGATAATAAATTAATATCAGAATTACATTTCTGGGATAAGTTATTTGGATTGACTTATGAAGAAGCAAAAACAAATTATTTAGGAGAAGTTGGAAGATGATAAATCAAGAACAAATGGATAATAACTGGACAGAATTAATGTCAATCATTGACAAACATTTTGAAGGTGAACAAAAAGAAAATATATTAAAGTTACATAGTGACTTTGAAGATGAATATAAAACGGCACCTGCATCAGGTCGTCCAAATTATCACAATTGTTTTAAAGGTGGTTATTTAGACCACATATTACATGTAATTAAAAATTCACTTATGATTAAAAGACAATATGAATCAAATGGTGTGAAAGTAATTCATACAGATTCTGATGTTGTGATGGCAGCTATGTTTCATGACTTGGGTAAACTTGGTGATGGAACACAACCTTATTACAAATATCAAACTGATGATTGGAGACGTAAGAAGTTAAACGAATGGTATACTCACAATAAAGATTTAGATTACATGACTGTTCACGATAGAGCTTTATGGTTATTAGCTAAGTATCACATTGATGTTAACCCACATGTTTACAAAGCTATTTTGTGTGCTGATGGGTTATTTGATCCGGCAGCTGAAACTTATTTTAAATCCTATGTGGACACAAGACATGTTCTTGGTTCTATTGTACACTTTGGTGATTGGTTATCTACAATTTGTGAAAAACAAAATTGGTTACAAGGTGAAGAAGAACAATCAGACGAAGGAGAAGTCGTCAATAAAAAAACTTCTGATAAAGACATTAAAAATATGAAAGCAAAGTTTGATGAACTTTTTGCTAACTAGGAGATAATATGTGGTGGACATTTTTTATATTATTTATGCTGATTAGTATCTTTAGTACATATGCATTATATACAGCTATAAAACGTATAAATAATTTAGAATCAGTTTTAGTAACTATACAAGAAATTATAAGTTACTCTGATGATAGAATAAAAAAATTAGATTCTACAGGTCACTTTGAATCTGATGATGAAGTAGGATTCTTTTTTGAAGAAGTGCAAAGGTTACAATCTATAATGAATGATTTGTTTGAATCAACTGAAAATGAGGAAAAAATAAATGAAAAAAACTAATAAAACGGAAGTAAAACCAAAACCAAAAAAGAAATTATATTTTGGACCTGAAGTACAGGATGCTGTTGTGAGGTATAATTTGAGTGAACAACCATCCGAAAGAAATAAAATATATGGTGAAGAAATACACGCAGCTTTCGATAAGTTAGCTGAAAACATAATCAACACATTTAAGTTTACTTATTTTGATTATGGGTTTGTTGATATAAAAAATGAAGTAGTTTCCTTTTTAGTTTTAAATATGCATAAATATGATCATAAAGCATTCAGTTATTTTTCTGTTGTTGCTAAAAATTATTTGATTCTACATAACAATAACAATTATAAAAAATTAAAATCACATGATAATTTAGAAGCTTTAAAATACAATAGTGCGGGTGTAACATATTCTTATCAAGATTCTAAAGAATATTTTTATGATGAATTAACAGCTCATTTAATACGATATTTTGAAGAAAATATAAGTACAATATTTAAAAAGAAGCGTGATATAGATATAGCTTTTGCTATAGTAGAATTATTACATAGAAGAAATGAAATAGAAAACTTTAATAAAAAAAATCTATATGTCTTAATAAGAGAAATAACAGGTGTGCATACATCACATATAACAAAAATAATGAATGTTTTACGTAAACATTATAAAAATGTATTACAGAAATACAATTCAGGATTTGATTTTGATAGACATAATCCTTTTTTTTAGTAAAAAAGTAACATAAATTCTAAAAACCCACTTTATTTTAAGTGGGTTTTTTTTATTTTATTGACAAAATTTACAATTTTTATATTTATATATGAATAAGTATATTTGGAGAAATTATGAAATCTAAAGATGAAATATTTGAAGGTAAATCATTTCAAGATTTAACCAAAGACATATATAAAAATACTACTGATAGAAGAAAACAAATCGATTTACTAATATCAGAAATACATGGATTCATCACAACTATAGATGATGTAGTTATGGTTGCACCTATTATTAAAGAATATATGGATGTAGCAGTTAAAAATGATGAACATCTTGTTAAGTTGGCGGGTGTCATACAAAGAATACTAGCTAAATCGTCTGGTGGTGATGAAGAATCATTTTTATTATCAGATTCAGAAAAAGAAGATTTAATAAATGCTCTTCAAGAAGATGTTCATGATATCCAAAAAAAAAGTGATGAAATAGAAATAATAAAACAAAAAAGTACTAAAATTTTAGGAAACTAAAGTGAAAAAAACTAGATATTTTAAAACCTTAACTAATGCCAGTAATTTGAATGATGATGTTCAAGATATAGGATCTAATAATTCGCAAGAAATATTTACACAATTTGTTACTGGTAATGTTGTCGCTGTTTATACAAATTCAAAATCTTTTAAGAAAAGTTTTAAAGAAGCTAACGTAAACTCTATAATAGCACATTCACATGATGAACCTGCATCAGAAGCTGAAATATATTATCCACTATTAAGAGGTATGGTTGATACACCAACACAAGGAGAACAAGTTTTATTATGCGAACTGGGTGGGAAAAATTATTATTTAGGACCTTTAAATACGGTAAACAATCCAACATTTAATCCCGACCCTCTGTTAAAAAGTGGAAAAGAAGGTATGGGAATTTTTAAAAGATATAATGTCAATCCTTTATTAAAATGGGCGTTTAGTAATAAAAGATTTCAAAAGGCTAGTAGATTTTTAGATAAATTAAATTTACCAGAAACTAAAAAAAATCTTGATACTAATAGATTTGGTATAGGTGATATGATGTTTGAAGGTAGATATGGTAATAGTATAAGGTTAGGTGAAAGGGGTAGATATCCATTGATAACAATCTCTAATGGTCAGAATGATAACAACACGGAAGAAACTTTATTTGACGATTGTCTAATTCATGTATCTTCATATGGTTCATTGTATGACCATTTTGAAACAAACTTCAATCCATCTTCTATTGGATTATTTGAAGAAGGAACTGAAATAGAATTTACAGATACTAAAGATGCTCAAATTTTAATTAGATCTAATAAACTTACTTTGGATGCTAGGACATCTAATATATCATTATTTACAAAAAAATCTATAGTATCATATTCAGAAAATTTAAATATGACTACATCTAATAAAGTAAATTTAAAGGCTATGAATGGTTTAGATATAACACATGATTCTGGTGAAACAACAGAATCTATGGTGTTGGGTGATACTTTAACTGAATGGTTAAAAGAATTAGTAGCAATACTTGAATCAGCTAATGCACTAGTTCAAGGTGTTCCAATTCCAATAACTGATTCTACCACGGCACCACTATTACCTAAAATACAAACATTGAAAAGTAAATTAGATAATCCAAAATTTTTAAGTACATTACATAAAATAGAACAAGGTTAACGGAGGGTATATGAAAAAATCACAGTTAAAAACAATGATAAGACAAATAGTTAGAGAAGAAGTTGCGATGGCAATCAATGAAGTAATAACTGAATTGAAACAACCAACACAACAAGTTTCTCAACCAAAACCTAAAAAGAAGGTAATTGAAAAAAAAGAATTTACAAAAAATTCTATATTAAATGATGTGTTAAATGAAACTGCGGAATCTGATGAATGGAAAACTATGGGTGGGGGAACTTATGATTCCGGTAGAGCTAATGAAGTATTGTCATCACAATATGGTGACATGATGAATAGTAAACCTAATGGAGATCAAATGGTAGCTTCAATGGGAGTTAACCCATCACAAGTTAGTGATACGGTAAAAGATAACTTGGTTAAAGATTATAGTGGCTTATTAAAGAATATGGAAAAAACTGCAAAGTCTAAAAGGCCGGTATAATGGGATTAACCAAAGATTTAGAAAAAGCTTTTTTAAAGTCATTAGATAATCCTAAACAATCAGGTAATGTACCACAACTAGCTGTAGATGTGGCAAAAGCTATATTTGATTTTTTAGAAAAACAAGAATTTAGGATTGTTAAATTGGAATCTACACTTGATGTTAAAACTATAAAAACAACATCTGTATTGGATGCTGATGTTTTACCATCTGTAACGACACAAGTACCTCCTGGTATACCTATAGCTAATGGGTTTGGACCGGGAGCTTCTACAGGTCCTGCTATCGGTAATGTACAACAAGGTAAAAAAGGTGTGATGATTCCTGCTTTAAATTTGGATAAAAACTTTGGTCAAGGTGGATCTTTAAAAGTAAAAGGTACTGGAAATGTTGATGAAAACTCATCAGGAGCATCACCCAAAGGTCAGTCAAGAAAAAGTTTAGTTAAACTATTTAAAAGTGAAATTAAAGGAAAATAAAAATGGCTATCATTTTAAATAATAAACCTGATTTAATAGATGATGATAATAGAAAATTTGTTGGATTGGAATTACCATTGAAATTGTCTAGTGGTAGAGAGGGTTATTTTCAATCTACATCTTTATCTACTAATGCCATAAAACAAAATTTAAGATTATTATTAAATACAAAAAAAGGAGAACGACTTTTTCAACCTGAAATGGGTTTGGATTTAAATAAATTATTATTTGAAAATGATACTGGTGAATTGGTAATGGATGCATCTGAAAAAATAAGTAAAACAATATCTGATTTTTTACCATTTGTTGGTATTAGAGATATTGATGTGAAAATGTCAGAACCAGGAAACTTTGATGAACGTAACAAACTTATGATAAAAGTTATGTTTTATTTAAAAAGTTCACCAAATATATTAGATTCAATAGATTTGGAAATAGAATAGGAGAATAAAATTGCCAACATACTCTGATAAAAAGAAAAACAATAATAACAATATAAATTATTTAAATAAAGATTTTGATTCTATAAAAGATGATTTAATTAATTATAGTAAAACTTATTTTCCAGATACTTACAATGATTTTAATGAAACATCACCTGGTATGATGATGATGGAAATGACAGCATATGTCGGTGATGTGTTATCATTTTATGTTGATCAAAATTTTAAAGAAATTATGTTACCAACAGCTACAGAAAGAAGAAATGTTATAAATATTGCAAACACATTAGGTTATAAAGTTAGAGCTGCATATCCATCTATATCCAAAGTAAAATTAACACAAACTGTAGGATTCACAGGAACTGATTTAGAAAGAACTGCCGACTTCGGTGATGCTATGGTTATAAATGAAGGTATGCAAATAAGATCTACACAAAATCCTAATATATTTTTTGAAACATTGGATGTTATAGATTTTAACTTAACTGGTTCATTTGAACCTGAAATTGAAACTACAAATTCAACAACAGGTTTTGCTGAAACATTTACTTTAACAAAAGAAGCATTTGTCATGTCATCGACTACAAAAGAAATAGATGTCACTATTGATAGTTCTGAACAATTTTTAGAAATAGAATTACCTGATACAAATGTTATAAGTATAGAAAGTGTCTTTGATTCTAATAATAATAGATGGTATGAAGTTGAATATTTAGTACAATGATAAACATTATTATAATGATTCTGGTAGAACTAATAATGCATTTTTAGATTACGATGGTAATGTTTTAAATATACCAGTTCCTTATACTATAGATCAACCCATAGAAACAAATAAAAGATTTGTAAAAAATGTAGATGAAAATAATACAACTAAATTAATATTTGGGAATGGTTTGGTTAGACAAAATTCTGATATTAGTATATTACGACAAATATACGATGATAATCAACAACTGAATAATTTAATAGATAGTACATTACCGACATCAGATGTTGTTGGTGATAGTAGTAATTTTAGTTCTCTTGGTGAAGCACCTGCTAATACGACATTAAATATAAGATATAAAGTTGGAGGTGGTTTAGATAGTAATGTACCATCTGGTGATTTGACTAATGTTGTATCTAAAACACTTTCAAATTCTGTTTCATCTGTACATGAAAATTCATTGACAGTGACAAATGAACAACCAGCTAGAGGTGCTACTGATAATGAAAGTATAGAAGAAATAAAAGAAAGAGCCAAATTTAATTTTATTTCTCAAAAACGGGCGGTAACTAAACAAGACTATGAAGCTCTTACAATGTCAATGCCACCCAAGTATGGTAATATATCTAATGTATTTGTTAATAGAAGAAGTGCACCTATCATATCAGCTGGAACTTATGGTACGGCTGTTACTGGATTAACATCACTTGTATTAGACCATTATCATACATATGAAGTGGATACAAATGGAGATGGTGTTACAAATACTGTAAATGGTCACTATCATGGTATTCAAGGTAATACCATCATGGATGAAAATTATAATGATACACCACATTCTCATTCTTTACAATTAGATACAACTGGTGCAAGTTATCTTCCTGGAATATCTATCTATGTTTTATCACATGATAAAGATAAAAATTTGGTAAAAACACCAGACATAATTAAATCTAATCTTGCAAATTATTTAAATTTCTATAAACTTATATCGGATGATATCATTATAGAAGATGGTGTTGTTATTAATTTTGGTGTTTATTTTCATATTATAGCAGAAGATGGTTACAATAAAAATGAAGTAAAATTTAATTGTATAAATGAAATAATAGAGTATTTCAAACCTGATAATATGAAGTTCAATCAGATAATATACACAAACGCTTTAGAAAATTTATTATATTCAATTGATGGTGTTAAATATGTTAAAGATACATTTTTAACTCAAAGTGGAAACTCACTAAATTTAAGTAATGATTTACATGCATCTGGTGGAGTTCCATCAAATGGTGTAGCTGGTGAAAATATAAATGACTATGGGTTCGGTTACAGATTCAATCAATTTTATGACGAAACTTCAAACGGTGTAGCTAATAAAGGTGTTGGTGTTATATTACCACCACATATACAATCTACACCTGGGATTTTTGAATTAAAAAATCCAAAAGATAATGTAAAGGGGATAGTAGAATAATGCATAAATTTATTTTTCCAACTAAAGATTCTTGGATATACGAATTATCATCATCAGTAAATTATGGTGGTGATGAAATATTAGAATTAAGAAAAGATTTTAATAGTACCGCTACTGAAAGTGCAGTACAAGGAGTATCAAGAGCTCTAATTCAATTTGATATATCTGATGTTTCAAAGTCAATGGCGAGTGGTGATATAACAAATCCTAAATTTTATTTAAGATTGTGGAATACAGAAGCTAGTGAATTATCAAAAGAATATACACTAACAGCTGCTCCATTAAGTGCTTCTTGGGAAGAAGGTACTGGAAAATGGCAAGATGATCCAGTAAAACAAGATGGGGTAACTTGGGATTATAGAAATCAAGCAGTAACATCTACAGCTTGGTCATTGCCAACAACTTCTTTTTTAAGTAATGCTACATCCGGAGCCAGAGTTTTATCATCAGGAAGTAATAATGGTACAGGTTCTGATGGTGGTGGAGTGTGGTATACGGGAAGTTTGTCTTATTCAGTCGCAGGATCTACGAGTAGATATGTCAGTCCATTTTATGCTACCCAATCATTTTCATATGAATCACCTGATATTAGTATGGATGTTACTAACATAGTTACTAAATGGATAAGTGGTTCAACATATAGTGACACACCATCAGGATATCCATATGGTATACCAAACAATGGATTTGTATTAAAGATATCAGGAAGTGACACTGCAAATTTAGGTTTGGAAAATAATGATGTTGATAGATTTAATTTAAAATTTTTTTCAAGGAATACTCACACTATATATTGTCCTAAATTAGAAGTTAGATATGATGATCACATACCAGCTACCGGTAGTATAACAGGAAGTTATAATGAATTATCAATGAGTGGTGAAGTAGATAATTACATTTATGTTAAAGGTATAAGACCAGAATATAGAGAAACTGAAACTGTCAAGTTTAAAGTGGGTGGTAGACCAAGATATATACAAAAATCATTTTCTACATCGGTACAAGAATTTACAGGTTCTTATTTTACAACAGGTAGTTATTCTATAGTTGATTTGGCTACAAACGAAACTGTTGTTCCATTTGGAGATCATAGTAAAATAAGTGGAAATTCATCAGGAATGTATTTCAATCAAGACCTAAATGGATTTTATCCAAATAGAATATATAAAATTTTATTGAAGGTTGATTACGAAGATGGTCAAAAGATAATATATGATGATGATGATTTTCAATTTAAGGTGGTAAGATAATGCCTTTATCTAAAGATCAAATAGCAAGTTTATTAGCTAGAAAAACATTACAAACTCATC